TCTACTATTTGTAGATGCTATTAAATCTAAAACTGATCCTGCATTTTCAAAATTTAAAGATGCATTTTCAACAGATTCTTCTAACTCAGCAACTTTAGCGTTTAAATCTTCTCGGTCAACTGCAGTTAAAAATAAACTTTCTAATTCATTCAATCTTTCAGATAGTTCAGTATATCTATGGCTAGCGTCTGCTAAAACCTTTGATGCATTTTCTAAAGCTGATGTTGAATCAAAGAATATATCCATTGAGAACGTTGAGTAATCATTGATATTCTTTTCAATTCCAACATTATCAAGTGATGAATTAAATTTAACGTTTAACTTAAGTGCGAAAGCATTACCGTTTAATCCTGTTACTTCATTCGGCTTATACTTAGATAATTCAGGAAGAGACCAACCTGTACTTACAGGGTCGTTTTTCCAATTGTCTAATAATATAACACCGTATAAGTTTGTTGATTTATTTCCTGGGTTTGATTTAGAATATACATCATAATAAACTAAGATTGCATTAAATCTAAAATCTCCACCTCTTTGAGAATAATCTAATAAGTTGTTTAATTTTTTATCTGACGCTATTTTAGAATAAGCACCTGGATCCCATTCAATACCATAGTTATATGTATTGTTAGGATCTATATTAATAGTACCATCTTCGCTATCTGCTAAAGATTCTAAATTAATATTAGCATCAGGGTGAACTTGACCGTCTCTTCCGTTAATTGAAGATCCTGGTTGATATGTTGTGTCGGTTGTATTAAAATCCGTTGATTTAAATAAAACAGTTGGAGTATAACCAACACTCGAAGGTACGTTTACAAAAACTTCGTTGTAAGTATCTCCATTATAATTTTTATCATTTGTTACATCAACATTTCCTAAGTATCTAACAACTCTACTATATTCAGATCCAGTTTGTACCGAATCATCTTCTTCCACTGTTCTAGAAAATCCACCAACAGCTTCTTGTGTATTTGCTGGACGAGTTCTAAATGCACCTAAGTGATTTAACCACTTAAAGAATATTTTTTCAGAATCTGATGTGTAAAGCGTACTGTCGAAATCATCATCCGATAGGATAAAGTTTTCTAAATTCAACGCATAGTTTTGAAATGTTTGTGCGAAATGACGATTGGCATTATCGTCTGGATCGTTTGCATCATAATTTGGAGCAACACCACCTGCCCCAACTGGACCACCTTCAAACAGGTTGTTAAATTGAATATAGTTATTCGTACTTCCTTGTGTTGGTTCAGCAGCTACTGGTATATCTAGTAATGCGAATTTCGAATATTCAAATACAATATCCGGATTATAATATGCACGTGTAAGATCTCTAGCAGCACTAGAAAAAGCATACATCGTTCCTCCTTGTTCCTGGGGAATTCTAATTAATGGTGTAGCCATTTAGTTTTTTAAATATTTTTTAGTAAGTTACAGCAGCATTAGCGTATGAAACTACATACCATAATGAGTTATAACACCTAAGAGTTAATGTACCGTTGTCTGAGATTACAATGTTTGCTGTAACTCCGGCGATACCAGTTGCATCGATAGTAACACTACCATCTGCAATAAAAGTTACTGTCTGTCCATCTGGTGCTACATTTACTGTATTTGGTGTATTTAATACTGCACCATCTAATACATATGTTGATTTAGTGTAGTCATTTGCAGCTGGCATAATTTGAGCCTGTGCAATTGAGTGTTCTAATCCACCTTTTAATATTAAAGAATCTTCAACCGTTAATGGTAAAGAAGCAGTAATATCTGATGTGTTTACCTGAAATAGAGATGATCCTCCATTTACAAGGCTTAATTCCTTTGCATTAACATTCCCTGTTAATGATAAAGTTTGCGTAGATACATCTAATAATCCAGCAATGTCTCCTACTTGGTCATTAATTGACGGTTGTGATACTTGCCATTTTAAATAATGTTTAAAATATTTTTTGTTATTGTATTTTTATTGCCATTTGAATCCCTTAATGTTAACTTTACTGTATAATATCCTTTTTCTTGGAACAGATAAGTTAATATTGGATTACTATAATATATATCATTAATTTTTAATGTATTATTTATCACTTGCCACTTCTCAGATACTATTCCCGGCATGTTAGTTAAATCATACGAGAATGTAACGTGATTTAGCCTGTGTAAATCCACTAATCCGTTAATTATATATGTATCATCGAAACCTGGGTTGTAGCTTACAAAGTTTAATTTATTAGATATAGTACCTCCAGCAACATTGCTAAAATATACATCTTCAAAATCATGAGTTCTTGCAGCTTCCTCTGCAACTGCTAGTATGTAAATACATTCGTCAGCACCTTGTGTTGGAAAACCGGTTTGTTCGTTACCATCAACATCTACAATTATTGCGTTAAAATTAAATTTAGAAATAATTGGGTGTTCTGCTTGATCAATATTGTTTAACTCAACAGCAACATCTTCCCATGCTTGTAAATCTAATGAGCTTGTTGGGTACGCTGAATTTATAATGTAAGAATCTGTTAGCAATTCTCCAGTGTTTCCACTTAACTGAGTCATTGTAAAGTTATAGCCATTATCTAATCCACCGATATGTATTTGGAAAGATGAGTTAATATCTGGTCCGACTCTTGTCATTTTCCAATTTACTTCAGGACCGTCTTCCCATGACTGTGTTTTTAAACTTGCCCATTGATATGGACCTGCAGTTTCATTAAATCCAGTTTGTTGAGTAACATCTCTATATCTTCTAACTGTTGAAAATTCCGTACCTACATATTCTTGATCTTGCACATAATTTGCACGATCCATTGTTAAGTAATATGTTCCAATAGTATCTTGAACCGGTAATAAATTCTCTCTAGACCAGTTCCAATCAGATCCGGCTTCTCTCCATGAATATTTATATTCTTGCCAGTTTAATTTTTTTGGAGCTAGTTGAGTAAGTCCGTAAACTTCGACATTTTTATTTTTAACTTCAATCCAATCTTTTTGAATTTTAGTACTTGTTACATTATATAAATCATGCATATACGCCTCAACAGTATATGTGCCTGCATACGGTAATGTAAGTGGGAAATTATTTAATTCATAAACAGGTCCTCTAAAAGATTTATTATAACCTCTAGGTCCTATTAACTTCCATTCAATTTCATAAATGCCTCTATGCCACCAATCTTCCCAGTTTAATAATTTATTACCGTTATCTTCTAGCGTTTTTAAATAAGCAAATGTGTTCTGTGATGGAAAATCTGCGGCAAAGTTATAAACCCCTTTACCTGAATATTCATCACCAACATCTTCCCATGTAAAGTCTGCAAAATCCCATGAGTCTTCTAATCCTTTTTCGATCTTTAATACTAACGGAGCTCCAATTGGAATTCCAGGAATTGTATTAAAGGTGTTTAAATTTTTATCATAGTATTCTGTATAAAAACTTTCAATTGAATCTACAATTTCTAGTTTATCATTTGGCGATAATGCCACAAAATCTTGATTAGGGCCAGTCAATCTATAATCAACCATCCTAAGATCTTCAATAAATATGTTTCTATGTGCTGGTACTTTTTCAGGTACGAATTCTCTACCAGCATCTTGTGTTTTAATGTTATGTTGGTTATTCCAAACGTTTTGATTAAATTGAGAGAAGTAATCACCCTCACCTGTAATATCTAAGATTCTAGCCTGTAATGGTAAATAATCTTTTTGTAATTTATTCTTTAATCCGTATAGTTTTATTAATACTTCGTCTGGCGAATAGTCCATAGTCTCTTCGACCGTTGGCATATCCCATTGATCTAATTCACCGGTTGGTGTATTTAATCGATATACTAAAGAGAACCTTGAAGTTTTCTTTTGATTTGAGTTTGGAAGATCAGATGACTTATTTTTGTCTGCTAAAAATCCAACAGTATCTTGGTTAGGAACTGCGATTGCTTTTAACTTACCAAAGTTTTCGCTCTGTTCGTTAATATTTAACCAGTATTCTTTTAATGTAATTTTATCGTATCCAAAGAAATCTATTGCATTTAACAAGGCCTTATAAGTCCCTATAAAGGGCTTTATCTCTGAGGCTTGAAGTAATAGCTCTTTTCTCTTTTGATTAAGTAGGATGTGATCAGGTGATTGCTCGTTGATGTTTGAGTCTTTAAATATAAAGTAATCTAAATCATCAAGATTCATACCCATATTTGTCAATAAAGTTCTTAGTCTTTCATCTTCTCCTTCAACTTCACCGTATATTTTTATTCTAGCAATTTCTCTGGTTTCAACACCGTCAACAACTTCCATAATTGAAAGAGGTCTAATATGAAATCCTTCAGTTTCAGAATTTAAAGCAATTTGTGCAACTAATGGTGTAGTATCTGGATCAGTTGGAATTACCTTCAATCCATTCGATACTGAAGTCGCTGTAGTACTTGGCAGTAGTGACTTGCTTTGGCTTAATTCTTTTTGAACTTGTAAATCACCGTCCTCTAACGCAGCCGTGTATAAGAATATATCAGTACTAGTACCGTATTCATTATCAAATCTAAATTTGAACGAAACTTCTCCCATTGTATTTGCAATTGGAGTACTATATAAATCATTATATAATTTACCTTCTACATTTTCTAAAATATGTAGAGTTAATGTTTCGTATAATCCAGCCGAAACTACAGGTAAATACACGACCCCTTGCCATGAATCTGAATCTACGTCATATAGAAGATTCAAATCATTTGAGTCACTATCAAAAAATCTTAGATTATTGTATGCCATTATCTGAATTTCTTATCTTCTTTTTTTGTTGTATATGACTTAAATCCTCTTAAATAAGTTACAGAGCCAATCAAGTCTGATAATATAGACTGTACCATAACTAAGAAGTCATTCATCATCGCATTTCTAAAGATATAATTAGATGTTGAATTTCTTAAAACATTCTCTGAATAATCATTACCTAAGTTTTTACGATTATCCACCGCTGATTTACGAACATCATAGTTTTTCTTTTGCCTGCTCTTAAATAAATTTTGAATAGGATCTACTGCCATTACAATGATTTTCTATTTTTAGCCTGTATCTTTGTAAATATCGTATTTGGTACAGCTGGTTCGTCAAAGTAAATTGATAGTGCTGCCATTTCTCCCATTTTAGCGTCATCTAAAACTTCAACACCGTCTCGGTCTTGCCAACCTCCTCTGAAAAGTGCAACCTCTTGAGATTCTAATAAAATATCTCCAAATGAATCTAAGTTTATTACATCTTCTGGTAATGCAGCACCTGGTTCAAAGTTTACTTTTTGTTTTGTAATTGTTCTCTTAAAGAAAACATACTTTGATTTACCATTTCCAACATCTTCTAAGACTGGAGTAGATGGAGTCACTGTTACTTTCTCAAGAACATAATAACCTAACCTTCTAGCATCTTCTTCTGCTTTACTTGTAAATTTAACGTTTACTGAATCAACACCCTCTACAGTTTCTAATAATGCGATGATATCTGATTTAGGTAAACGATCTCTTCTTGTAATATTAATTAAATAGTCTGAAATTTTAGAACGTATTTCAGAATACATTGTTGTCTTATTATATCCTTCAAAATAACGAACTTTAACATCCATTCTAAACATTTGAACTTTAGGCTCTACGATTTTAACTTCAGTAGTTACCATCTGCTGTCCACTGTTTTCTAATAGCTCTAAGATTCCGTTCTTTTCGTCGCTTGAGAAAAAGAATTCGTCTTGTTCTAGGTTAAAGTAATCTTTATTCTTAGTTAATTTACGTGCAGTATCTGGCAACATAAATAAATAAATGACATTATCATCATCTAAATAACCATCATCTGTCGTGTTGTATGCGTCTAAATAAGAGAACATTCCATATCTTGAAAGGAAATGTTCATATGCGTTTGGATTTGCCAATACAAATGAATGTGATTGTAGCGGCGCGATTAACTTCGTTAATTCTGTAGATTCTTGGTCTGCTCCCATTTTCGGTGCAACCGTAAAACTTGATTCTAATAATTCATTTAAATCATATGTTTCTCCAAGCGAATCAAATCCTTCATCAACAAATTTAAATGTAAGATCTTTTGTACCGTTTAAGTTACCTTTAGAACCATCTGTTAATAAGTATTCTATATTAATAGAAGCTCCCTCCGCTGGAATTTTACCAAATGAACCATTACCAAAATAAATATCTAATCCACCTGCGATACCAGTCTTAACTAAATAACCTTTAGTCCCTACTTTCATATCATACAGTGAATCGTATTTTGTCCAAAGTTCGCTATTAACACTTACTCTAGTAGAATGATGATCTACCATTCCTTTAAATCCAACATTAAAAGATTGTAATTTTTCTCCAGTTCCTGTTACAGTTTGCGTTTCAATTTTACCTTGAACAACTGGAATATAAATATATTCAGAATTGCTTTTTTCTATTCTGAATTTATCGTTATTTGTTTTTAAAATATATTCTAAACCATTTGAAGTACATTTGATTTTAGAATTTTTTATAATATTAATGGCATCACCTGCAATCTCAATACCTGATGTTGCGTTTAATCTTAATTTTATTTCACCATAAGAACTTGCACCCCTAAAAGAATCATGACCTGCTAATCTAGCAAGTCCATATATTGATTCAGGGTTTTGTGCTGTTAATATATTTTGCTCAACAGTCGCATCTTCAATATAGAAGAAAATCATTTTTGTTAATTCGATTAATACATCTAATATCTGAGAAAACGGAGAAGCGGTAGTAAACAATTCACTTGTCCTACCGTATAATCTCGCAATGTATGTTCTCGTGTCTGAGAGCATCTCATTGATTTTAACTCTTGAAGTATTTAAAAATTTAAATTCAGCCATTTGTTTTTATTCTATTTTATATGTAGACTCCCATTTGCATCCTAGAATCAATTGTGATATCTAAGAACATTGCATGTCTGTCTGTTTCTTCTGCGTAATCAACTTGAATGTCGATTGGATATTTTCGAGCTAAAGGAACATATAAGTTTAATTGATTTTGTATTGATCTCTTTATCATATAATCATTATACCTAAATTCATATACATAATCTTCTAAATTTGCACCAAAATCTGGATCACTCAATACCTCTCCTTTTCTAGTAAATAGTAAGGTTTCTATTTGAGTTAACAGCATAGAAAGCTCAGCATCTTGCTGTAGCTTATCTGGGCTGTAATTAGGTTCTCCAATATCTTTTACGTAAAATTCCATATAGTTATATATACCTTTAAGAATGCATCATCCAATCAGTGCCTTCGTCTCCTTTTATTTCTTCTATTACTGCTTCTAATTCTCCTTCTCCAAGGCCTTGTATTAAATCTGCATTAACTTGAATATTTCCAGGTAATGTAAATCCAAAGATTCCAAGTTTTTGACCTAAAGATATTTTAATTTTAGCAGCGCAATATCTAAAGAATGCTTCGTCACCAAATAGTGCACATTCTGGAATAGTTTCATATACTTCTAATATAACATCCTTTTTTGGAGTATCTCCAGTAAATTTTAATTGGTGTGTTAATTGACTGTATTGGAACGATATAGGGTTATCGATTATTTGACGAGCTAAATCATAGAAACTTTCATTAATTACATACGTTTGCAGGTTTTCAGCTCCAGCAGCAGTTGTAGTTCCTCCATACATTCCTTGCATCATCATTCTCTGTGTTGAGAAATCTCCTTGTGTAAAATCAATATCGTGAGAACCTCCCCATCGGCTTCCTGTTTCAAAAACTCCGTAGATTGAGTAAATCTCATTTCCACCTGTTGTTGCATCAGGGCCTGGCATTGTAATACTTCTATTTGCTTTAAAGTATTCCGTATTTATAAAACCATTTCTTAGCTCTTTTAACTATGTTTTGAACTTCTTTTTTAGGAAGATTCATCGGAATCATACAAGATCCTGTAACTTCTTCTGCAAGTTCTGTAACAAATTCATTAAAACAGTCATTCCCAAATTGTGGATCTTCTAACCAAGTTTCGTTTGCTAAAATATTACTCATTTTTCTTATTTATTTTTTATACTTCTGTATAAAGTATTTTTTCAGTGCCATCAAATTTGGCAGTTTGTTTATCGTATTTTCCTTCTCTAAATATACCACCAATCATTTTACCTTTCATGATCCCGGCAGTACCATATACATATGCATCTTCTAGTTCACAAGATCTATGCACATATGAATTCTTTATTTTTGAACTTATAATTTTAGTACTATCAAAGAAATTACATTCATTAATGTCTGAACCTTTAATTTCAGATCTAAAAACATCGCAGTGTGCAATCTCTCCCATTATCTTACATTCAATAAAATCATAGTTATCTAGTTCAACACAATATTGTAATTCACCTCCCTGTACTTGTACTTTACCAGTATCAGTATCATAGTTGATGTGTCCTTTAATAATAGAACCGTGTGTGAATAATCTCATAACATGTTCTTTAATATTAGACCAGTGTAAGTCTAATATTTGAGGATGTTTTTGTAAATCTACACTAAATTCAATATTTTTCCAATTTTTTTCTATCGCTCTCCAATCTTTCCTAGAATCTATTATTCGCTGGTTGTCTGCCAATATTCTCTTTAACTCTATTGCATTAAGAGGGGTAAATTGTGTAGTTTCAGTCGAATTCCAAAGTTGTGTTAGAAATTGATCTAACATGTGTAAGATTGTTGAGGTTTTCTTTTCCCAATCAGCACCTCCGATATATCTAAACTCTAAATAGTTCTTATGTCTTTTATCGAAATTGATTCCATAGTATTTAGAATCTGGGTATGTAAAATTATTTTGATTAATATTTTTACCGTCGAAGAAATAAGTGTCTTTATTTGGTAAAACAAATTTTATTGATTTAGCATATGCAGAACCTTCTCTTTTAGGAAAGAATTTAAAAACTTGATCTTCTTTAAAATCTAAAATAAACTTAAGAACGTTCATCTTAGAAATTCTGTTTTTGTTTTCTATAAGATTTTTATCAAATGAAAGATTTAAGTGAATAGAAGAACGATCATTAGTATAACCATTCTTTTCAATCCATTTACAAACATTAATAATCATTAACCTTGCATTATAATATGGTTGTGCACCAGTAACAAGTTCCATTAACTTTTCACCACCACTCATATCAGGTTCTATTTTAAATTCATCAGAAGTAACTTCAAACTCGCTATGAGCTTTATCCTCTACCCTGATTTTTTTATTTAAAATACCTGCAAGCTCTTTAGCTGTTTCATCAATAGGTAAATTTGAGTAAAATTCAAATTCAACCCCAACAAGAGCATTCTTTAGTATGTTTGAGTCATTAAATGTGTTCATATTCGAATATGTATTAAACTTAAGTTAGTTTATATATTCAAATTATATTATCATAATAACCAATACCATATCTAATATAACTAAAAAACCCGAGACTAAAAAATCTCGGGCCTTTTAATTTTAAAATAGTTGTTAAATCTTTAAGAAGATTTTACGAGTAGCTGAATCAATTCTTGTAACTTGAACTGTAATGCTATCACCTGGCTTAATATCTGTCGTTTCTAAAACGTCTTCAATTTCAGAGATGTGTAACAATCCTGCAACTCCCTTTTCAATATCAATAAAAATACCATAGTCTTTAACAGCTTTTACTGTTCCAACGATTTCACTTGGCGTTTTAATACGATCTTCAATACCATCCCATAGGTCAACTACTGGAGCTTGATCTAATTGAGTTAATATAATTTTAGTTTCGCTAACGATCTCTTTGATCTTAAAAGTAACTTCATCACCTGGATTAATTTCTCTAGCTTTATGTGCTTTCAATAATTCCGGTGTTAGGTCGTTAACGTGGATCATTCCAGTTAAACATTCGTTGAATTCAACAAATACTCCGTATTTAGCAGATCCTGTAACATTTCCAACAATCTCTTGTCCTACGTTTTCTTTAAGATCAGCAATCTTAGATGGAATCATAGCTTTAAGATATTCTCTATGTGATACAACAATAGTTCCTCTCTTTTCTGAGAAACTTACCGGTACTACATACATATCTGTTCCTATGATAGATTCAAAGTCTACTAATTTGTTAATTCCAGCTAAAGAACCTGGCATAAAACAATCAATCCCCTGTACTGTGACAATATAACCACCACCTGGTATCATTTGACTAACTGTACCTAAATATCCTGTGCCTCCTTTTTCAATAGAATCCATGATTTCAGCAACCACAGCAGTCTTAACTCCGGCAGAAATAGAACCTAATACAAATCCACGGGATCCACCCATTTTTAAAACTTGGATTTTGACTTGGTTACCTACCTTAAAGTCTTCTCTAATACTTGCTTCTTCTTTAAGAACATTAACATATACAGCTTCACGATATCCAATATCAACAGAAACCCATTCTGGATTTACAGTTTCAATAGTTCCATCATAAATAAGACCTTCTTCAATTTTTAATTGTTGAGTTTCTTCAATAGTAGCTTCATGACCTGCTAGTAAGTTTAAAAAATCTTGAGCGTATGGCTCGTGTGATTTTACTCTCCAACCGTTAGGTACTCCAGTTAATTTTGTGTTTTGCTTTTTAAATCTAGTTGGGCAACTAGCTTCATGCTCTTCCCAATTGAATTCCTCAAGAGGTACGTTTGCATTTTCTAGAAAGTCAGTTCTTTCTACTTTTGGTGTAGTTTCGACTTGAGGTTTATCCTCATTTAGTCTTTTTCTTTTTAATTTAACGTCTTGTGACATTTTTTTTAATTTAAAGTGTTAATAATAATTGTGTTAATAAATATAGTCTATATATACGTTTTAAAAAACTATCGGAACGAACCCGACCATGGGTATTGGACCTGCCGGTGTTGATAATTGACCAACATATATAAATTTTAATAATGCTAAGTGCTTGGCACATGATACTGCAACTGCCGCTGCAACTAATTTAGATGCAATAGGGGTTGCTGGTAAGAAATTAAAAATCTTACCCATGTTAAAAGCTCTTCTTAAATCTTTAGCT